TTGGTGTGGTAAAGAAATTTCAAGAAAGCGTTCGATGATAAAAGAGCGTAACGATTGTTCAAGAACCTGCTTAAGTAAAGCAAATGCAGAACGATTCAGACTACAAAGATTAAAAATTTGTGATTATTGTGGTCAAGAATTTGAATACAAAGGTCGCCACAAGAAACGTAACATTCATTTCTTTTGTTCATCAAAGTGTGCTAACAAATATAAAACAAAGCGCATGACATTAAAATGCGATTGGTGTGATCTAGAATTTGAGAAAAAAAGATCTGATGTTAATCGATCAAACCATAATTTTTGTAAGCCTGAGTGTGGACACAGCTTTAAGCGATGGACAGGAGTTTGTGGGTATAGTCCACTTGTTGGAGGCGTTCCTATACACAGAAAAATTATGGAAGAAACTTTAGGTCGCAAATTGACTGATAATGAAGAAGTTCATCATATTGATTTCAACCATCATAATAATCACATTGAGAATTTAGTAGTATTAAGCAAATCAGAACATTCAAGGATTCATGCTGTAAGTAAGGAGCGTGATGTGTATGGAAGATTTATTGACCAGAAATGATTTACATCAGTATCAGAATTATTGTATTGATTTTATTGAGAGTAAAGCGACATCAGCGATATTTCTTAACTGCGGTTTGGGAAAAACAATTATTTCACTTACTGCTATTCATAATCTGATGTTCGATAAGTTTGATATTAGTAAGGTTCTTGTGATTGCACCATTAAGAGTAACAACGGTGTGGGCAAATGAAATTAAAAAGTGGGATCATCTAAAAGGCTTATCCTATTCTGTAGCTGTTGGAACTGAAAAAGAGAGAAAAGATGCCCTTATGAAAAGAGCCACACTTTATATCATCAATCGTGAAAATGTCGACTGGCTTGTTAATAAAAGCGGCGTTCCTTTTGATTTTGATATGGTGGTTATTGATGAGTTATCTTCATTCAAATCATACAGTGCTAAGCGTTTTAAAAGCCTTCTAAAAGTAAGACCTAAAGTAAAAAGAATTGTTGGGTTGACGGGTACGCCTTCAAGTAATGGGCTTATGGACCTCTGGGCCGAGTTTCGTATTCTGGATTTGGGACAGAGGCTTGGTAGGTACATAACTCACTACCGTAATACCTACTTCATACCGGATAAACGTAATGGTCAGATCATCTTTTCATATAAACTCCTGCCAGGAGCTGAAGAAAAGATCTATAGTCAGATATCCGATATCACCATTTCTATGAAGTCCATTGATTATCTAAAAATGCCTGAATGCGTAATAAACACAGTGCCTGTGTATTTAAATGAAAAAGAGCGGGCCATTTATTCTGGATTTAGAGATGATATGGTAGCAAGTTTAGGAGCAGAAGAAATCGATGCAGTAAATGCTGCAGTACTTTCAGGAAAACTCCTTCAGATGGCAAACGGTGCTGTCTATGACGAGAAGAACAAGGTGCATTTTATTCACGATAGAAAACTTGATGCCCTTGAAGATTTAATTGAAGGGGCCAACGGGAAACCAGTGCTTATAGCTTATTGGTTCAAGCATGATCTTGATCGGATTCAGAAGAGATTTCCAGTAAGGCAGCTAAAGTCATCAAAGGATATTGAAGAGTGGAATGAAGGTGAAATTCCTGTAGCAGTGACCCACCCTGCAAGTGCTGGCCATGGACTTAACCTTCAAAGTGGTGGTTCCACACTTGTTTGGTTTGGACTCACCTGGTCATTGGAACTCTATCAGCAAACCAATGCTCGTCTCTACAGACAAGGGCAAAAGGATACGGTTGTCATTCACCACATTATTACCAAGGACACCATAGATGAAGATGTGATGACAGCACTTACAAAAAAAGAAAAAACACAAGCATCTTTAATCGAGGCAGTAAAAGCGAAACTGGAGGTGAAGCGATGATTGATCCATATGAAGACTTAGCCAATGCCATAGTTTTACTAGCAGTCAAGGAATACAGGGATGCATTAAAGAAGCTGATGAAGCATCCTCGCCATGAATCTGCAAAACGCACAAAAGCTGAAGTAGAGAGGTTTTTACGCTCTGATTGGTATAGAGAACTTACAGCGGTAGAACCGGAGATACTTCTCCGAAAACTGAAAGAGGAGGTCAAACAATGAATGCTAAAGAATATCTTAGTAAAGCCTATCGATTGGATCAAAGAATAAACAGTAAGCTTGAGCAAGTGGCATCCCTGGAGAATATGGCTATGAACTGCACTTCGGCCATAAATGGAATGCCTAACAACCCTAGCAAATCATTATCTCATATGGCAGATGCTGTATGTAAGATTATAGATATTAAAAACAATTTGAATGATGATCTTGCCAAACTTCTAAAGTGCAAGATTAACATTATTGAGATCATCCAAGGTGTGAACAACATTGAATATAGGCTGATTCTTGAGAAACGGTACCTGTCATATCAGCCTTGGGAAGATATCGCTTATGATCTTGATTATTCTGTAAGCTGGGTGCTGAAGCTTCACCGTAAAGCGCTTAGAGCTGCAGATGCTGTATTAGCTGGGAGGGAGAAAAAGAATGGGGTGGTGTGAAACGGTAGGAAATTTACAAAGAGGATAGTAAAATCCACATAAATCCACTTGAGTGCAGTTGTTTTTTTTAGTACGATATAATTAGAGAAATAGAATTAAACCGAGCCTTCATGGGGACAACCCACGAGGGCTTTTCTTATGCCCAAAAGGAGGTGAACCCATGCCATATAAGCCTAAGCGTCCTTGTGCTTACCCAGGCTGCGGTCGGCTTGCTGATAGCGGAGAGTACTGCGCTGAGCACAAGAAGGTGGTAACAAAACGATACAACCAGTACCAACGAGACCCTGCATCCAACAAGCGCTACGGCAGGTCCTGGAAGAGGATCAGGGACCGCTACATCAAATCCCATCCTCTTTGCGAGGAGTGTGATAAGAACGGACGAATTAAAGCTGCTGAAGAAGTCCACCACATCCTCCCTCTTTCCAAAGGCGGTGGCAATGAAACCAGTAACCTGATGGCCCTTTGTAAGTCCTGTCACTCAAGGATCACTGCTGAGAGTGGCGACCGGTGGAATAACAGAAAATGAATGCATCGCTTCGGCGGTGCTTTTTTATTGGAGGAAGCCTATGGAACATGAAAAAACTTGTAAAGTGTGTGGGCAGCTTTTCAAGTCAACAGACCCTAATAGGGTATGCTGTTCTTCTTCCTGCGGTCTTTCATTTGGTCGAAGTTCGCAGAAGAAATATTATAAATGCCAGCATTGCGGCAATCCCTTTTGGAGACCCAATGCCTTTAGGATGAAATATTGCAGTAAGAAATGTCAGGATGAAGCCCGCCTTTTAAAATCACAGCAGCATCAAGATAGTAAAAGCACAACTAAAGAAAACAAATTTCATCGTCAGTGTTCATATTGTGGTGAAGATTTTACAACCCCATACCCAAAGAAAATATATTGTTCACCTGAATGTGGATATGCCGGAAGTCTTCGTTTAAAACGAGAGCAATGGGCTGAATCTTTTGTTCCTAAAAGAATTATTTGTAAGGAGTGCGGCAAAGAATTTTATACAACAGTCGGTGAGCCCAGAAAAGAATATTGCTGCGATACTTGTGCAGCTAAATACCATCGCAGAATTGAACATCAAACAGATCGGCATAAAGAATATATGAACAGCTTTAAAAACAAAAGAGAAAAACAAATCAGAAAAGCCTTTGTTGAGGAAGTTTCCTACCCACTTTTGTATGAACGTGATCAAGGCATATGCAAGATTTGTGGTATGCCTGTTCTTTATGACAAATTTATTGATGACAATTGGGGAGGAACTATTGACCATGTGATTCCTCTCTCTAAGGGCGGAGAACACTCGATGGCAAACTGTCAGCTCTCTCATAGAATTTGTAACTCTCTCAAGTCTAATGATGATAACGAAGGCTTCTCAATCTCTTGGGAGGAGAAGTCAAAAGAAAATAACTACTGGCACAACAAATACCAGAGCTATCACGAGTTAGTTCAGTCCCCTTCTGTTAGATGGGGTGCGGGTACCTAAATCCCTACGACTAAAAATTGTGGACAGCGGGCTGGGGTGTCGTGTTAAAAAACGCAGATTCAAACGGGGGTATAGCCCCCACTTTGTAAAGGAGGTGTGATCATTGGCAAAAGACGGTACGAACAGAGGCGGCGCTCGTGTTGGTGCAGGGGCAAAAAAGAAACCTCTGGCTGACAAAATAGCCGAAGGAAATCTCGGTGGCAGGAAACTGACGGTGATGGAGTTTTCCGATACGGCAGATCTTGAGGGACAAGAAATGCCTGAACCCAATAAGATGCTTGAAGCCATTCAAAAAGATGGTAAAGCTCTGGTGGCAGGCGAAATCTACAAAGCCACATGGCAGTGGCTGGATAAGCGTGGCTGCGCTGCTCTGGTTTCTCCACAGCTCCTCGAAAGGTATGCCATGAGTGTTGCCCGTTGGATTCAGTGTGAAGAAGCCATTACTGAATATGGTTTTCTTGCTAAACACCCTACCACTGGTAATGCCATTCAAAGTCCATATGTATCCATGGGCCAGAACTACATGAACCAGACAAATCGTCTGTGGTTTGAGATATTCCAGATCGTAAAAGAA